CCCTCAGGGTTGTTGAGAACGCGGAGAACCATCGCGCATTCGATCTGAACGACCAACGAAACAAACGAGTCGTCAGGGTTGCCATCAAGGCGCACCCCAACGTTTGGTAGACGCGTCACGATGATCGTCCATGCGTCCTCGAGAGCAGTTGCTCCCCAGGTCAGTTCTTCATCTGTCAGGGGGCGCAATGCTCGAGCGGCCAGGTCTGAGTTCAGTGCTGGATTGTGAGCCATTACGCCCCCTTTCAGATTGGTGTTGCTTAGAACGCGGCAGTGCCCTTGGTGTAGGTCACGAACGCGTCAGGCGAACCCATGACGAAGCCGTAGTACGCCTCGACGAGGAGCAGGGTCAGGTTCTCCTGGAACGCGGAGTGCCAGTTGACGCCATCGAAGTAGTTCGCTTCGGTGGAGACCTTGACGCTGATGTCCATGCCGACGCCGTAGGCAGCCTGCGACCAGTCGCCACCGATACCGCGGAGGAGCGAGTCCTGACCGCCCTGGCCGGTTGCCGCAACAGTGGCGGTGGGGTTCGTTCCACCCGTAAGCGCTTTCCCGTTCACGTTGAAGGGAGCTGCAGCACCTGCAACGCCGGAGGTGATAGCCGGGAAGGTGATCGTGTACGGGCCACTTGCCGAGCCCGTGACGGTAACCGTGGAGTAAATGCCACCCCAGCCCTGGATTGCCGTCTGCAGAGTCGCGGCAGCAGCGTTGTACGCAGCGGTGTAGCTGTTCCCGCCTGACGAAAGAGTGAACGAACCACCTGTAGGAGCGCCGACGAGGGTGACCGTCTGCGTGGTGTCGCCCGAACGCCAGTACTTGCCCGAGACACCCTTGTTGAAGGCGGTCGGGTAGCCGGCGATGTCGCCACCGAGGGACGACGTAGCCGGCGAGCCGTTACCAACGAACAGAGGACGTCCGGTGGTGTCAGTTGCGAGCTGAGCGTCGATCTTGAAGCGCGGGTCGGCAGCAATTCCGGTGAAGTCGAAGTTGCGGTCGAGAACCTTGCCGGCACCCGTCACAACGTCCGTGTACAGACCACCCGTGGACTGCGACGCGGTACCAAGAGCAACCGAGTTGGTAGCAAGGGCGAGGTAGTCACCGAACGGTCCCGCGCCGCCTGTGCGCAGCGACTTACCGTTGATGGCGGCGTAGTCGAATGCGCGCGAGAGAGCGGTGGGGAGATCCTGCTGGAGCTGGTCGTAGAGACCACCGGGGTTGGTCATGACGACCTCGTCGGAGACGGGGACAAGAAGGGCGACCTTCTTACCGGTCATGGTCTTCACGCCAACGCCGACCTGCGAGGCAGGCTTGACGCCACCCTCACCAACCCAGTCAGCGACCGGGACGTCCATGGGGATGGGGATAGCAGTCTGCGCCGAAACCGACAGGGGTACGCGGCGGGCGAGGGACATGACAGCCGACTGCTCGGTTGCCTTGGCGAAGATCGGGCCCGTGATGGTGGGCGGAAGGAGTGTGGCGCTGGTGTTGGACAGCGCAGTTGCGTTGATTGCCATGAGGAGTCCTTAGGTGAGGGTGCGGTTACTGGCCGCGCTGTTTGCGGATGATTTCCGCGAATGCGTCAGCGGGCGACTGTTCGCCTGCTTTGGCTTTGACGCCCTGTGAGAGATCCGCAGCAGGGCGGGTGGTCTGCTTTCCAAGGTCTGTGAGGAGTTCGTCTGCGTCTGCGGCGAGCTCGTCCGGAGTGGAACCGACTAGGCGTTTGGCCTGATTGGAGGTGAGGCCCTTCTCGAGTGCGACCCGACTGCGGGCGACTTCGAGTTCCTTGGCCGCGAGGGCCTTCTCGGCTGCTTCTGCGCGCTCAGAGAGGCGCTGCTGCTCGGTTTTGTTGGCTTCCTCAAGCGCATCGAATGAGCGGGCCTTTTCGGCATTCGCTTTTGCGGTGGCTTCGTTCTGCCGGGAAAGGGCTTTCCACTTTTCGGCTTCTGCTTTGTAGTCGACTTCCGTGTCCGTGGTGGCTTCCGTTTCGGTTGCCTCGGTCGGTTCGACAGCTTCGGTTGTGGTGGCGTCAGACATTGGTTAGCTCCCGTTTCGGGCATAGAAAAAGCCCCACCGTTTCGGTGAGGCTCAACCCCGGTTGGGGTGACTTGTGGTCAGCCGAGGCTGATGCCGAGTTTTCGGTAGAACTCGTCGGCGATAGCCCGATCTTCGGCTGCGGCGGCAATCCGGTTCAGGGATGGGGAGTACGGCAAATCGAGGTAGCCGGCATCTCGAAGCAGGACGGTGCGCAATTCGGGGTCTTTGGTCAAGGGGAGGATTGACTCAGGCATTAAACGGGTTCGCTTCACTGCCGAATACCGGTTACCTGCAACCCGTTGGGAACCGACACCGATACGGCTTTGCGTCCGCCCAAAAGAGCCACGAACCGTGGTCCCCTCGCTCGTCGTGTAACCCAAGATCGCTGACCCATCCGCGCGCTGCCCGATTACCGTTCGCGTCAACCTGCGACCCGAGTTCGCCTGCGTACCTCCACCAATTCCCCGGCCATAGGAAATTCCGGAAGCGCCGCGACGGGCAGAGACAATGCTCTGCGGCGATGCGCCCGCTCGGATCGCTTCCGCGCCGGACTTAGTGAAGACTCGGTCCTGTTCTTCACGCGACAGGCTGGCGAAATAGTCGTCAGGTGTCGCGTGAAACCCATTGGGCACATCTTGCTTATCCACCGGGTAGCTGGTGCATTTGCACGCCGGGTGACGTTTAAACGCGACCTCCGAGTCGCTGATGCCTGCCAGGATGGCGCACCGTGAGCACGCACTGGACTGGACAACGCGGACGTAAGCCGTGTATTTGCGGCTAGTCGCGGCTGTGAGGTCCGACGACCTCGAAAGGTCGTGGATGGCGGTCTTCATCATTGCTGCCAGGTAAGTCGCACCAGACAGCAACGATTCAGCCGAGCGAAGCCCGGCCCCGACAGATTCCTTGGTCGTTGTCACAGCGCCGTGTAGAAGGCCGTCGATGTCCCGGCCTGAGCCATCCACGCCAGTGAACGCCGAAGGATTCACCAAGCCATCTGCAGGATCGGAGGGGCCAATCGTTGAAGCCGCGCCGGCATAGCCGGAAGATGACCTCGCATTCGACATCTGCGCAGCCACAACCAACGACGAAACCTGCGGGCCGACAACACCCCAAGACGCATCAAGGTTCTCAAAATCCATCTGCCGCCACGCCGCCAAAGCGCGACGTACAGCACGATCCGAAACAGAAATGACCCTCGCCTGATGCGCCAGAGCGAGCTCGTAAGCGGTGACCATTAGGCCTCCAAGTTCGCCTGAACCCTCGACGCAATAGCCGCGCCCGTAGCCTCAGCCACGTTCACGTCAGCTTCGCGACGATCTTTCATCCGCATGATGGTCCCGGGTGAACGCCCAAGATCTTCCTGAGCAGTCTCCCAATCTGTGAGCTGCGACTGGTACTCCTTCACAACAGCATCAGTCACCTGAGCACGCGTCGGCGTACCTGCGTCCTGCCACAACGTTTCCATGCGGCGGGCATCAGGATCCCATTCGCCATCCCGGAAGCGAAGGACGAGCCTGTTGACGGCTTCCCAGTCGTTGCCTCGAGCGACCTGTTTGCGCTCGGCGTTCTGAATCAAACGCGTCTCGCCGGCACGCTGCCCATCGGCAGACGGAGGCTGAGTTGCAGTGAGACCGAAGTACTCGATTGGCAAACCAGAAACACCTGACGCCAACCGGGAGTACATGTTGATCGTGGTCTCGAAGTTGGCAAGATCCGCCGATTCAAGCTGGCCGATCTTCGCCTCGGCATTCGCGTTGGCCCAAACCGCACCAAAATACGATTGCCACACAGGAAGAACCGCACCATCACCGTCCACAAAGTCACCCTTGGAAACACCAAGAGCGTACTTTTGCGGAACGGCAGTCGTTTCCTGAGCAAGCTGCAGGTTCGTGATCGAACGAGAAGCAGAATCGGCAATAGGGATGACGTCGAACATTTCCGAGACGCCCTCGAGCACGCTCAAGTTAGTCCGAGCAGCACGATTCCGGTTGATGAAAGGCACAACAGGGGGAGTGCCCAAGTTGTGCACATCCGGGTCAACCTCATCGACCCACTTGCCGTCATCCAGAACAAGCCATCGAGTCTGATCGGGCAGATACAGCGTGGCCCGGTTATCCACGGCAAGACCATCCGTGCCAACTTCGCCGTACATGCGCATCGCACCGGTCACCCGGTGCGTGCGAGGGTCCCGAATAGCGGTCATCTCTGACGGGGACTCGACCGTGATGATCGGGAACTCGGAATCTTCCTCGTTCGTCCCCACGCATACGTAAGAACGTCCAAGAGCCAGCGAATCGGTATGAGCGAACCCAGCACGCTCATCCATGTTGTTGTACTGCCAGATGTTCCACAGGCCAGCATCAGCTGCATCGGTACCCGGCATGCGGAAACCCGTGACGTTGAGCCGTTGCTCGATCGCGTCCACCACGATCCGAGGCCAGTTGACCGTGACCGTGAACCGCTTCAACTCCTCAGGAATGGCCAAGCCAAGCTGAGCGAGACGGTGAGAACCCTCGTAATACTCGTTGTAGAGGCGGGTCTGCTCTCGAGAGAACTGAAGCCGCGACCTCAGGTCGTTGAACATCGAGTCGGCTTCAAACTCGGAGGCCATAGGTTCTCCTTATCGGAAGACGATCATGCGGCTATCGACCTGCTCGACAACCGTGTTTTTTGCAAAGGCATAAGTCGCGAGAGTGACCGCAACAAGAGGGGTGATATCTGTGGTGTCGCGGCGGTGCCAACCCCAAGCGCCGGAATCACCAAGAGGGCGTTTACGGGCTGCCTCGAGAGCAGCGGTCAGACCCGACTGCTCCTTGTAGCGGAGACGGTCCTCATCAACCATTGCTTTGAAGCCCTGACACGCCTGGCCGTACTGGCCCATCGTGACAACCTCCACGACAACACCCCGCTCAGCGAAGCCAGGTAGGAGAGCGCCAGCAGGGCCGATGGCGTCGAGGACAATAGCTGCAGGCGACCACTTGTCGCGCAACTCCTCAACCCGGTCGATGATCCAACCGGTCCCGCGCTTACGCTCCACAACCTCGGTGTGGACTTTGCCATCAGCGCGACGACCCGCCACCGCGATAGACGCATAAGACGAGTCCGGGTTGACGTCAATAGCGAAAGAAACGGGGTCGAGCGGAGACGAGTTGACGTCGCCTGCACGAGTCCAAAGATCCATGTCGATGACAGTCGCGCCGTTGGATTCATCAAGGATGCCAAGACGCTCTCGAGCAAACGCGATCTCCGACATTGCCGCGCGTTCCTTGGCAACGAAGTCAAGGTTGATGCGACCAGACTCGGTAGCAGGGTTGGCTAAACGCCATTGCTCCTGGTCGTCCAGGTCCGCTTTCGGGTCGGCGCTGAACTCGATGTAAGCAAGGTTCGGGTCGAGACCCGGAATGGTGCCATCCTTGGCCGCTTCACGTCGGCCCCGAGTCATCACGCGCCGAAGAGTCTCCGACTTTGAAAGAGCACCTGACGACGTGTAAATGAGTTGCGGGTTGGGGCGCGCGGAGAGCGTCGGCAGTGAGGCCGCGACAGTTTCAGCCGGGAGGTCGTATGCCTCGTCATAGATGAGCCTGTCGCAAGAGAAGCCACGCCCAGAACCATTGGAGCGAGCTAAGAAGCGAAGTCGGTTGCCGTTTTTGAGCTCAATGCCCTCCTCGCCGTGGGAAGTCCGAACTCGCTGAACTTTCGCATCCAACTCAGGGGTGTTCTGAACAAGCGACAGGATCCGGAGAAACGCTTCCTGTGCCGTCTTGAACTCATGCGCTGAATGGATAATTAGCTTCTCATCGAAGAGGAACAAGCCAGCGAGTTCAATAGCCTCGAGGATCGATCCCTTGCCGTTTTGCCGGGGCACCACAATGCCAGCCTCAAACGCCGACCACTTGCCCTCATCGTTCTCAGCGAGGATGTCGTTGACCGTCTGCTGTTGCCACTGATCCAAAAACAGGCCGGCAGAAGCAGCAAGGTCGATCGCCTCAGGCCCCGAAGTGAACGAATACTCAGGGACGCTACGAACTCGCGGCTTTACGACGTTCAGCACGTCTGGAAGCAAGGTCGTCACTGACGTCACCCTTCTTCACCACCGACGCCGCCCCAAGGGCAGTCATCAGCGCAGCCAATTCCTTGGCAATCGACGCGTTCGGTTTCTCATCCATCTCGGCCGCCAGAGACACGGCAAGAGCCCGTTGCCAAGCCAGGCCAGGGGAAGCCGACAGGGCCTCCTCAACCTCATGAAGTACCGACATTTCAGGCTCCGAAAGACTGGATTTGACGTGGGGAGAGAAAGGTTGCC